GAGCCATATCTTCTATGCCTTTTAAACCAGCTTCTTTAGAAGCTACAGACATATTAGAATTAATTATTTTTTTAGATAATTGACCTCCTGTCAATCCTGCTAATGCCCATACCCAAGGGCTAGAAGAATCAGGCTCATCACTTATTAATTTATTAGTAACACCAATACCATATCCTGTAGCAGCTCCCATTAAAGGGCGAGTAATTGCTCTCGCAAATGTATTTCCATTTAGAATACCAGCCTTGTCTAGTCCTTCTAAATTCTCAAATAATCCATCAGCTAAATTTTGACTAGTCTTTGCATACGTATCAGCAGCATTTTTTATAATGGCATCAGCTTCTTCGACACCTTCTAATATTGCTTTTGGAACAAATTGCTTTAGTTGAGGATCATCTACTTCCATTTTATGTTTAAGACTAAGTTCTTTAAGATGCTCAGCATATTGCTGTTTAATTCGTGTAGCATGTCCTAATTCTGCTCCCAAAACAGGCACATCATTTAAAGCACTGACAAGAGGTTTATTTGTAGCATCTACTTTTTTTCTAACTTGATCTATTACTGTTGCTTCTGCTTCAGTAACAGTACCATCATCAACTTTCTTTAATTGTTTGTTAATAGAATCAGTATCAAGAAATATATCTATAGAGTCTGGTCTATCTATAGCTTTAGATGCATCTACTACTTCATCTGCAGCACGAGAACCTACAAAAGCACCTCCAAGAACTGTGCCTAAACTAAACTGTAAAGCCAAACTGTTAGGGTTAATTTGTCTTTCTTGAACTACAGAATCTATTACTTCATCTGCAACAAATAAACTACCCTCTGAAACACCAGCTTTAGCTCTGCCTACTAGCTTTGAACCTATTGAAGCATTTTTAGCTACTTGTCCTATACGTAATGCTGGAACAGTAAAATAAATAGGATCAATTATTTCTTTAGTAAAACCTCCTGCTTTAGCAATACTTCCTTCTTTACTTCGTGTAGGTAAATAGCTATATTTAGCTTCATGTTTTCTACCTTCTTCATCTCTAATCTCGCCTATAGTTTTTTCAGATAAACCAGCCTTTAATAATAAATAGGCATTTTCGAGTACTTGTGTTTTTTTACCAAACCCATATGCAAACTGATCAAACTTACTACCTTCAGGTAAGTTAGCATCTCGTTCTTCTGGAGTTACATTAGCTAACATCTGATCTAATTCTTCATCAGAATAATTTCTTCCTTCGGGTAAAGTTGGAGGAGCTTCTACTGTAGGCTCTTCAGCTTCTATAGTCTCTTCAGCTTCTGGTTTTTCTAATAAAGAGTTTATTGCCATTCCCACAGTCCTTTATTATCTTTTAAATATTTTTCAGGCGTACCTGCTCCTTTATCAGTATTGTAGTAACGCTTCCATTGTTTAGATCTACCTTCTCTTGTAGATGCTATAGGCTCATCAAATTGAGCATAATAAAGCCTAGCAAAAATAACAGATTTAGTATCATCTTTTAAATCTTCGTATTCTACTTCTCTTGGATCAAAACCAAATTCATCTTTAATTTGAGAAATATATTTTTGAATACCTCTAGGTGCATCTCCTTCACCTTTTAAACGCCTTTGAATCTCATTAAA